TCTGTTATACCCCAAACTACTCTAACTAAAGTATCTGGAGATTCTTTACCTACAAACTCTGGGGATAGAGTATAAGCAGTTGCTGTTATAGTAGGTTCAAGTTCATTAAGTGTTAGTGACAATGCAGGAACTGATACTTTAAAGCTAGGAAAATTAACTCTAACTGGTTGTGTAAATGGACTAGAGTGTGGATAACTTATATACCTTGCCCTTACATAGTAATAACCAGATGGAAGATAAACTTGAGTAGGTCTAAACTTACTAAAATCACCTCCAGGCACTTCACTCTCTACAAACTTACCTTTCCAAACTATATTAGTAAAATTTGAATCTGTTGCAATTTGCCATTGGACTTTATTAACCTTACCCTTAAAGTTTTCGTTCGGTGTATAAGGTGTCAGCTCGAAAATTGTAGTGTCTGTTATTAGATCACCCTCTTTAGGAGAAACAATAGCGGGATAACCCATAAGAAACGGAGTTTTAATCTTACTAATATAATCATAGACTGTTACATCACTAAGTAACGTAGCGTCTTCTATATCAACCAGATCTAGCTGAACATTCTTTTCTAAAGTTTCTTCTCCAAATTTCAAGGTGGTTGTGCTATCATGTTTTCTGTTATGCGAGATAATGTTAGCTAACATACAAAAACTCCTTGTAAATTTTGATTAAAAATAATGGATAGTAAGCAAATACCTTCCCATTCAACGAAGCGAGACACCAGTCTAGCTAGGCTAAAGTAATAAAAAACAAGGATACCTAGAGAATATTTCTCTAGGTATCCTATTAAACTTTGACACAACATGTTAAACAACATATATAAAGAAAATATCTTAAATTAAGAATAACAATGAATAAAAATTCTTATTAAGATCATTTATTAATAGATTAATAAACAAAAAAATATAGAGCATAGAGAGTATTTCTCTATGCTCTTATAAGTTATTGTACACGTCTTTCGAAGTGCGGACCATCGAAGAAAGACTGATAGAACATACCAGCCATATTCAACGGGTCGAGACTACACCAATAGTCTCCGAACATTTTAAGTTCTTCTTTAGTTTGTAACCAGTTTCCATCTTTAAATATGAAAAGATCTACAGCGCACTTAACTAAGTGATTACTTTTACTTGTTTTTGATTTACCTGTTCTAAGATAAATCTCTTGCATTTCTGGAGTTCTTAAAAGTTCTCCTCCTCTTACTTCATATCCATTCTGATGGATAAATATTAAGAGTTTAGAAAAATCTCGCATAAATGCTTCTTGATGTTGACCTAGTGTCATAACTTACTCCTCGCCTGGAATTAGATATCGAACATATCTTCGCTCTCTTCATCCACTGCTGTAGCTTCTACATTTTCATCGTTAATGTTTTCTAATATAGGGGCTCTATAAGGGAATGGGAGAGTAAAATACATTAAACTATCATCGATAATTCCAACACCCCTGTGTTTGCCTCGTTGTACTGTAAGGTGCCACTTCTTATTAATCTTGGCTTTATAAATATAAATCTCAAAATCAACAACTTGATCGATTTGTTTAGAACCTTCTGTATAGCCTTTACCGGCAACTTCTTTAACGAATAATGAATCTTGTATACCATTACGTATAAGAGCCTTCGAATCACTACTAAGTTGGTGCGCACTTATACAAGCTATTCCTTTACTAGCACTAAAGTTTCTAACACGTCTAAACATATCTCTTAATGCAGTTCCTGTTGGACCTGAAGTATCACAACCAGTTGTTGGTAAAATAGCTAAGTAATCTATTATAAGAAGCTGAACTTCATATCCTTGTGCTTCTAGCTGGTTAACGTAGCTAAAAATACTTTGATAGGTCCATAATGTTGGATCTGCTCTTACTAAGAATATTTCAAAGCCATTTTGTCCTAAACGTTTAATAACATAATCTTGAATTTGTTCGGTAGATAAATTCTTAAGATCGTCTTCTGTGTTTTCAGGTAGTTTCCTATTCTCGTGGTAATATAAATATGTATACATATATTCCAAGGTATCTATAGTTTCATCTTCAAAACTTAAATATACTAATGCTGGTTTCTTCTTAGGATCTTTAAGTTGTGGATGATTATAACGAGCTGTTTGCATAAAGACTGATTTAAGGAAACCAGACTTATAATTATGCTGTAATGAACAGACTATACCCATCTGTCCCTTTCTAAAGCCTTTTTGGAGCATATTATTCAACTGGACCCAACCAGTTTTAAGTATGCCGCCTTCTTCTTTTGTTGCTTTTAAACTTTTAACAATATTCTCCATGTCATCTTTAGAAGACAATTGGACTGTATTAAGTATACCAGCATCTTTAGTACTCGTTTTATTACATAAAGATTCCAATTCTGGTAAGATCTCTAAAATATCATCAGCTACCGATTTCTTAATATTTCCATTATTAAGGTTATAAGTAAGTAGATTAAGTTTTTGTATAGCTGTTGCTGATTTATAATATTGTGTTAACTTATTAACCATAGAAGCTACAGATCGTTTCATACCACCATCTGTCATCTCTGTTGTAAGTTGGTCATGTGCTGTATCGTAATATAATGTATTAGTTCTAAAAATAACCTTAAGTTCTCCTAAGAGATTAGGTTTATCATCATAGGCTTCAGGATTAGCTATCATTCTATTAAGAAGATCTATAAGTGCAGTTTCTGGACTATTTATATCTCCTTCTAGCATAGTTTGTCGTTTAGGTTTAGTAACTGCTAATATAGACTTTACAATATTTCTACTATCATATGTTCCGTCTTTAGTTATTTCTCTTTCTCTAAAGAGCAGAACTATACATGTTATCAGTATGTCAATTTTATTCATTGTTATGACTATCCTCTCTTTTTACTGTTGTTCTACATTCAATCTTTATTTTTGTAAAGGTTAAATACCAGCAGTGTTTTGTTAGGTGATTTATAGGTACCTACGTACGTTAATGGGTATACTATAAGATTTTTTGTTTAAATTTAAGTAAGGAGGACACGTGGCAAGTATAGATATAATACCTACAAGTGTACCCAAAGAGAATACTAATAGAAGGAATAAGACTATAGTATTTGTTCCTGATTACCTAGTTGGTGGTGGTACTCGTAGTATGAACACTAAGTTGCTTTCAAGTATCGACGACTATTTCAGAAAGGATCTAACTGATATTAACACCTATCCGCTTCTTAACACTATACCAAAACTTCAACCTATAGAAAGACTTGGTATCAATCCTTATATAGCTCCTAATACATTTAGAGCGATATATTATGGATTAGTAGACGCAGGATTAGTACCAGTAGATGTTGAAACTATTCTATCTGCAGATAGTTATGTTAAAAGAATCTTAGGACTAGATGTTAATAGTATGCCAACTGATACTAATAAATTATTTAGTAAAGGTAAGCGTGTAATAGACTCTGTAACAGCACATTCTGAAGTAGACCCTAGCTATCCTATAGATGTTGTTATGAGTAATATAGAAAAGCCTTATAAATTCTATATAACGAATGATATTTTATTCGTAATAATGGAAAATGGTTTTGGAAATATACTCTTAAGTAACTATGAACCAGCTGTTAAATATATTGTAACTGATATAGTTAGAGAATATCAGAACAAGTTCGGTACTAACGAGCTGCATAGTAGTATGTTATTTAATGTCTACTTGAAAACACTAGATAGATGTATCTTTAGCTAGGGTACAATCTATATAGTTTCGGATTGTTGTAAGATACTGATGCATACGAGGACAAATAAAAAATAAATATACAAAGGACAAAATATGAGTATGACCAAAACTCAACTCCGTGGTGTATTCGATGCTATTATGGCATCTGAGAAAACACTAAAAACACTAGATAAAAATGGTATTGCTAACTATAGCTTTAACTCAGAGAGCCTTTCATCTACTGAAAGACGTGCTGCTGAAGAGACATTCAACAACTTCAAAGAGAATATTGAAGCTGCTATCGGTAACATCAACCTTGAGAGCTATGGTAAAGGCCTAGGTGAACTAGCTCTTACACCAGTTCAAAAAGCTGCTGCTGTTCAAGCTGCTGCTATGGCTGTTAACCCAGGTAGTCTAACAAAAGCTCTTAGCGAGTCTTTCGGTTCTCTTAAACCAGATGAGAGAATGGGTATGAACTTCGAGTCTGCTGATTCAGTTCTATCTTTCGAAGATGTTCTTTCTGATATGAAAGTGAACCTTGAGTCTTTCGATGGTCAGCAACTACAATCAGTTTATTATACAACTGTAGCTCTAGCTATCGCAACATCTAAACAAGATGAGTTCTCAGAGGCATTCTTCCCACTAATCGTAATGGGACCAGCTGATGCATTCTACGAAGTTAAAGTTCCTATTGATAACTTTGTTAAAGAGTTCAAACACGTTACACCAAGAGGTGTTGATGTTAAAATGGATCCTAAACCAATCCTTAAGAACCTTTTCAACAACGAACTTCTTACAGAGAACAGACTAAGAGTTAAACCGTTCGTAGATAATGACCCTGATAAATTTGCTCTTATCCACGATGCAAAATTCGGTGTAACTATCAATGGTGAAACTTTCAACTCTGCTCCTTATAAAATGGGCGCTAAGATTGATATCTTCGGTGTAACTAATACTAAAGCTGATGTAGCTCGTGGTAATGTTACAGACTTTACAGATGCACTAGATCGTGCTATGTCTCTTACTAACCTATACCTAGGTTTCAAGAACGCAGCTAACAAAGATCTACAAGCTAAACTTGACC